GACAAAAAACTAGCTGAACAAAAACTTGGATTATTTTTAGAAAAAAATGTACCAACAAAACCCGCTAAGTGGGCTTACTATAAGTCACAAGCTAAAAAGAAGTTTGATGTATATCCATCAGCTTACGCAAACGCTTGGGCTGCAAAACAATACAAAGCTGCAGGTGGTGGTTGGAGAAAAGTAAAGGGTTAGACATGGATGTATTTTTAGAATCAAGTAACGGAGAAACTCACATCTATTGGGAAAACGAAATGGGTGAGAGTTGTGGATATACTTTTGAATTTCCTGAAGACGAACAACCAATGTCGGAAGCTGAGTATCAAGGAAGAAAAGTAAAGCTCGGTAAGATTATGCAGGGTGATACTAAAAAGTTCAAAGTATATGTAAAGAATCCAAAAGGGAACGTAGTTAAAGTTAATTTTGGTCAAGGTGGTGGTGCTAAAGGTGGAACTATGAGAATAAGGAAATCTAATCCTGCAGCTCGTAGAAACTTTAGAGCACGTCATAATTGTGATAATCCAGGACCAAGACATAAAGCGAGATATTGGTCTTGTAGAAAGTGGTAAGTCGTGAACAAACTTACCAAATGGTTAATATCACCTTTTCTTGAAGAAGAGTTTGGAGCTCCCGCAGGAACACTACCATCCCCAAGTCAAAAAAAGATAAAAAAAACTAAAAAAAAGCTTGACAAGTATGGCCAAAGGTCCGTATATTCAGAGGATGAAATTGAAGAATCTTTGCCTACGAAAGTTACAGATAAATTCAAAAAAGTAAAATCAACATCAAAAAAAGATATCGATAAAGATTTCGTCAAACATCATCAATACTCTATGGGTGCTGACTCTATGGGTAACATAGCTGAGCCCGATACCTATGATTGGGATGATGATGATAAAGAAAAAGGTGGACATCAAAAAGAAAAAGATAAAAAGAAAAAAGGTTATGAGCCTGTAACTGAGCAAAAAGAAATCAAAAAAACAATAGCAATATATCCTGGCCGTTTTCAACCATTCGGTCCTCATCACAAAGCAGTCTTCGATAGATTGAAAAGACAATTTGATGATGTCTATATCGTCACATCCGATATCAAGAAACCACCACGTCACCCACTAAACTTCAGAGAGAAAAAAGCACATATGGTAAAGATGGGTGTACCTGCTAAAAATATATTCAAATCAAAACAACCATATAAACCTGTAGAAGTTTTCAAATACTTTGATGAAAATGAAACTGCTGCAGTATTCGCACTTGGTAAGAAAGATGCAAGTAGATTATCAGGTGGTAAATACTTTCAACCTTATAAAAAAGGTGGAGACATGAATGGGTTTTTAGAAAATGGTTATGTGATGATAGCACCTCATGTTTCAGTAAAGTTAGCAGGTGAGGATGTTAGTGGTACTGTGATGAGAAAAGTATTGGGTAGTAATAAAATATCAGAACCTAATAGAAAAAAATTATTCAAAAAGTTGTTTGGGTATTCAGACAATACAATGTATAAGTTATTGACTACAAGATTTAAATCTATGAATGAAATCATAGAAAAGTTTTTATCAGAAAGTAACGTGTCTACAATCGCACACGTGGATGATGGACCTGTATCGTTTTATGCAAACTTTGCTGACTATATGGATGTTAGTAAAGATTGGTTGGGTGATTTAGGTGCAGAGGTTATAGATTATATAGTTAGTAATAAAGCACAAGACCCTGCATACGATCCTTTGTTGAAAACAAGAATTGTTTCTGCAGTTGCACATGGTACTACATTATCACCACGTAAATCAATAGCCCGTTATAAAAATCATATCAATAACAGAGTTCTACAAAACATAGGTTTTGAAGTTGTAAAGTGGATGGGATTGAAATCAGATACAGAAGTAACAGGTGTATCAGTATTAGCTCCTGTAGCAGCAGGTGCAGATGGTAGTCAACAAAATACAGATAGAAAAAAACTATCCGAATCTATCTTGTTTGAAACTATGACGATAGAAGAGGGTATAAGATTTGATAACTTTCTAAAAGATTTTAGTAAAAAAGCAAAGCAACCTTTCAGTAAAATAAAACAAACTATGAACAACAAAAATACTTTTGTTGTTGCTAAACTAAATGATTTTAGTGTAGACAAAGTATTAGATGGTGCTAAAAGAGGTTTCCAAGCATATCAAAAAATTCTAAATGTAGTTCCTAATAAAATCGCTAAAAAGTTAGCAGGTACAAAGTTTGGACAAAAGAAAGAAAAAGGATTGAAGAAGTTGGATAACTTCTTACAAAAAAATCCAAAACTAAAAAAGGTTATGGGTTTAGGTGCAGCATCCGCTGTTACTTATGCTTGGACTAAGATGACATTTATAGGTGATCCCGAATATGATTTAGATTTATCAGCAGTAGCATCAGCCGCTTCAGGTGGAGATTATTCACTTGCTGATATGTTTGGTGGTGAGATGGGAACTAAGTTTTTAGTTCTTACAGCTGTAGGTGCTACTACAGGTTTGACAGCACCTTACACAAAGATATTAGGTAATGTTGGTACAATGGCTGCAGGATTAGGGTTTGGTGCGATACGTGCATATAAAAAGAAAAAGGGAGCAGACAAAAAGAAAGAACCACAAAAGACTAAAATGCCTGATACTGTAAAGAACCCAAACCCACGTGGTAGAAAAAAGATGGTGTCTAAACAAAGTGCAGTTAGGTGGGTAGCAAAAAACAAAGGTAATAAAGCAGCTTTAAAATATGCAAAGAGTTTATCTGAGGTAAGTAAAACAGGCACCCCAAAAGGTTCTGAAGAAATTGGTGGGTATAAAGGATTTGTGGATGAAAAAGATTACGAATCCTATAAGAAGTGGATTTCAAAATCACTTCGTGTTCAATTACTTGAGGGTGGTGCTGCTGGACATATGAATCATCCATTTGATGATGCTGATTTAACTTTTGGAGATTTAAAGAAGATAATAAAATTAGGACTAAGTGGTAAACTTAATCGTGAGGATAACGTTACAGAAAAACTTGATGGACAAAACTTACTAATTAGTTGGAAAGGTAATCAGTTAGTAGCAGCTAGAAACAAAGGACAGCTAAAAGGTTTTGGAGAAAACGCTTTAAACATCAATGCTGTAAAAAGTTTGTTTGCTGGTAGAGGAGTTATTAAGGATACATTTGTTTTTGCTATGAAAGATTTAAGTAAAGCTATAACTAAGTTATCAGATAAACAAAAAGAAAAAGTTTTTGGTAATGGTAAGAGGTGGATGAACTTAGAGGTTATGTATCCAGCATCTGCTAATGTAGTCAATTATGATGGAGCTTACTTAGTTTTTCATAACGCTACAGAGTATACTGAAGCTGGTGTAGCTAAAAAAATTGATGCATCTTTAGCTCGTATACTAGAGGGTATGATTAGACAAGTAAATCAACACGTACAGAAAAAATTTACTATTTCTAAACCTAATTTTTTAAAAGTAGCTAAAACACAAGATTTTGCTAAAAGACAAAAATATTTTTTATCGAAGTTACAGAAATTACAGAATATTTATAGACTAAAGGATAATGATACTTTAGGTAAGTATCACGAAACTTATTGGATGGAATTCATATATAATGCATCTAAACAATACAAGTATAGAATTCCAAGAACTGTTTTACTTAAATTAACAAAAAGATGGGCATTCTTAGACAAAAGTTTTAGGTTAGATAAAAAGAATATAAAGAATGAAAAGTTTTTAGATTGGGCTAAATCTACAGACAAAAAAGATTTGAAAAAGTTACAAAAAGATAATATAAAACCATTTGAAATTTTATTTTTTGAATTGGGTGCAGAGATACTTAAAAACGTTAGTGGTTTCTTAGCAGCGAATCCAAAAGCAACCGTGGCTAAGATGAAGAAAGAAGTTGATGCTGCAGTTAAACAACTCAAATCTGCAAAAGATGTATCTAAGTTAGATACTCTAAAAAGGCAGTTAGAGAAGTTTGAGGCTATTGGTGGTTCAGATGCTATCGTTCCATCAGAGGGAATTGTTTTTAAGTATAAAAATAAGATATATAAATTTACAGGTGCATTCGCACCAATCAATCAAATCCTCGGATTATTAAAGTTTGGATAAATTATATGGCTGGTTATAGTAAAGAATCGGAAAGACAAAACAAAGCGTTAAAATCTATCTTACGTGGAGAAACTCCTGAGAAAAGAGTACAAGTAGGATATAATGGAGATAAAGATGGAAAGGCTTGGGAAAAGCAAGGTGATAAGATAGATAGATTATCGGAGATAATGAAAGAAGTACGGATGCCGTGGTTTTGTCCCGAGTGTAAAAAAACAATGAAAAATAATTTAGATGATAAAATGTGGAGATTATTTGGACATTGTTTTGATTGTCAAGTAACTATAGAAAATAAACTTCGTATCAAAGGTGAATATGAAGAGTGGGAACAGAATAAGATAAAAGAAAATAAAAAAGCATTTGTAAAAGATATGTTACAAGGATTAAAGGAGTGGAGAGAGCAAGAAAGTCCTGAAGTTCTACACCAACCATATGTTGATGGATATAGTGTTGATAGAGAAAAATTAGAGATTAGTGAAAAGACAAGAGAACATATGAACAAGATGGCAGATGAAGCAGAAAAATATTTACATAGTTTGGTAGAAGATGAAACAATCAGTAACGATTAGTACAAAAGTACTTGATAGATTATTAGATTTAGTATCTAATTTAAAAGAGATATGTAGAGTATATCACGCAGATAATCATAAAGATTTAGATAGTGCTTTACACGCTTTTACTGAAGTAGAAAACGAAATTCACAAATTTGCTGGTAAAGAGGGAGTATCCCTTGATGATATATTAACAAACATCGGTTTAACAAGACACGGAGAGGCATAGTATGAAAGGCTTAGTAAAAATAATAATGGCTATCTTAGGTATCTTAGGATTAAGTGGTAAGGCATCTGCTAAGAAAAAAGCAGAAGTTAAGAAGATTGATAAGAAAGTAAAAGAAGTTAAGAAAGCTAAAAAGGTAGTACAAAAGAAAAAAGCTACAGTAAAGAAAGCTGTTAAAAAAACACCTAAAAAGAAACCAAATGTCAAGACAGCAAAAGCTGCTAGAACATCGTTGAAAGCGAGAGCTAAAAAATGAAAAGAATTTTAGATTTATTTTTCTCTGATAATCCAGAGTTTACAATAAAATTTGTTGTTAGTATGATAACTGCTATTGCACTACTTATGGTAAGTCTTGGTGCACAAACTACATTTACTGATGAGGAAATGATTAACCTTGAAAATGATTTTATCTATTTAGAAAACAAAGTAGATTCTCTAACATATCAAGATAGTTTGAAAGCTATAATGATTACTACACTTGAAGAAGAAATAAAACTAACTAACGAACAATTAGCTCTTACAGAGAAAAAGGTTAAGTTAGTTAAACCAAGTTGGTATGAAAACAAATGGTTATATTTTGGATATGGTTCTGTATTATCGTATGCAGTAATCACACTTATTAACCAAACAGGAAAGATAATTGGCTAATCCAGCACCACTAAAAGAAGCTATTAAAAAAGAATATCTTAAATGTGCTAGTGACCCAAGCTACTTTGTAAAGAAGTATTGTGTCATTCAACATCCAATGAAAGGTAAGATACCTTTTGATTTGTATGAGTTTCAAGAAAAAACTATGTCTGATTTATTGTTACATAGATTTAACGTTATCTTAAAAGCTAGACAATTAGGTATATCAACTCTTACAGCTGCTTACTCACTATGGATGATGACTTTTAATCAAGATAAGAATATATTGGTTATAGCAACTAAACAAGATGTTGCTAAAAACTTGGTTACTAAAGTTCGTGTGATGCACGCAAATTTACCTACTTGGTTAAAGGCAAAGTGTGTTGAAGATAATAAATTAAATCTTAGATATAAAAATGGTTCTCAAATTAAAGCTGTATCAAGTGGTGAGGATAGTGGTCGTTCTGAAGCACTATCGTTACTGATACTTGATGAGGCAGCATTCATTGAAAAGATTGATGGGATATGGGCAGCGGCTTCTCAGACACTATCAACTGGTGGACAATGTATCGCACTATCTACACCTAATGGTATTGGTAATTGGTTTCACAAAACTTGGATGGATGCTGAAGATGGTATTAATGATTTTAATTTTATCAAACTTCATTGGACTGTACATCCAGATAGAGGGCAAGAGTGGAGAGATGAACAAGATAAATTACTTGGTCCATCACTTGCAGCTCAAGAATGTGATTGTGATTTTATAAGTTCAGGACAAACTGTAATTGATGGTGTTCTACTTGAAGAACAAAAAACTAAGTTTGTTAATGAACCTATGGAAAAACGTGGAGTGGATAGTAATTTATGGATATGGGAACCACCAAATTATACTAAAGATTACATAGTTAGTGCTGACGTTAGTAGGGGAGATTCTACAGACTTTTCAGCATTTCATATACTTGAGTTAGAAACTTTAAAACAAGTAGCAGAATACAAAGGTGTTTTGTCTACAAGAGATTTTGGTAACTTGTTAGTTAATATATCTGCAGAGTATAACAATGCATTACTCGTTGTGGAGAATAACAATATTGGTTGGGCAGCTATTCAACAAATTATAGATAGAGGTTACCCTAACCTATTCTATATGAGTAAAGATTTAAAGTATGTTGATGTAGAACATCAAATGACAAATAAACATTATAGAGAAGAAAAGAAGATGGTGCCTGGTTTCACAATGTCAATGAAAACAAGACCATTAGTTGTTGCTAAATTAGAAGAATTTTTTAGAGAAAAGTTAGTAGAAGTTAGTTCAAATCGTTTAATTGATGAGTTGTTTGTATTTATATATAACGGGCAACGCGCTGAGGCAATGAGAGGATACAATGATGACTTAGTTATGTCATATGCTGTAGCTCTATGGGTAAGAGAAACTGCTCTTAGATTACGTGCTGAAGGTGTTCAATTACAGAGAAAAGCTCTTGATAGTATGAATCAGTATAATAGTCAAGGAGTCTATACTAACAAAACAGATAAAGCCGATTCTTGGAAATGGGAAGTCGGTAAAAATAAGGAAAGCCTTGAATGGCTTTTATAGTGAGGTAAAAAATGGCTGATACATCATTATTTGGTAGACTACAAAGATTGTTTTCTACAAATGTAATAATCAGAAACGTTGGTGGAAGAAAATTAAAAGTAATAGATACCGATGAAATACAAGCTAATGCTAAATCACATTTAGTAGATAGATATACTAAGCTGTATAAAGGTAGCGCAGGTCCTTTAGGATTAAGTGGTTATTCAGATACCGCTATGGTTCGTACTGTAAGGTTGGGATTATTTAAAGATTATGAATCGATGGATGCTGACCCAATCATTAGTTCTGCATTAGATATTTACGCTGATGAATCAACAATGAAATCAGAGTATGGAAACGTATTAACCATAAATTCAAGTAATAAGAATATACAAGAAATCTTAAATAACTTATTTTATGATATTTTAAATATAGAATTTAATCTCTGGCCGTGGATTCGTAATATGTGTAAGTATGGAGATTTCTTTTTAAAGTTAAACATCGCAGAGAAATATGGTATTACAAATGTAGAACCAATGTCTCCATATGATTTATCAAGGATAGAGGGAATGGATCCTGAGAATCCTGAGATGGTAAAATTTGTACAAGAAACATCAGACCCAAGACGTTCAGTATCAACTATTAAGACAGAGTTTGAAAATTTTGAAATAGCACATTTTAGAATGTTGGCTGATACAAACTATCTACCTTACGGTAAATCAATGATTGAGAGTGGTAGAAAAATATGGAAACAATTATCTCTTATGGAAGATGCGATGTTAATTCATCGTATTATGAGAGCACCTGAAAAGAGAGTGTTTAGAGTAGATATTGGAAACATACCACCAAATGAAGTTGATAACTATATGGGGCAAATTGTTGATAAGATGAAGAAGGCACCTATTATAGACCAAACAACAGGCGAATATAATCTCAAATACAATATGCAAAACATAACTGAAGATTTCTTCTTACCAGTTCGTGGTGGTGATAGTGGAACACAAATCGATTCATTACCAGGCTTAACATATGAGGCTACTGATGATATAGAATACCTCAGAAATAAAATGATGGCTGCATTAAGAGTGCCAAAAGCTTTCTTAGGATATGAAGAGGGATTGGGTGCTAAAGCTACATTAGCAGCTGAGGATGTAAGATTTGCTCGTACCATAGAAAGATTACAAAGAATTACAGTATCAGAGTTAACTAAGATAGCTATTGTTCATTTATATGCACAAGGATTTAAAGATGCTGAATTAGTAAACTTTGAATTAAATTTAACAAACCCATCTACAATATATGAAACAGAAAAAGTAGAGTTGTGGAGTAGTAAGACACAATTAGCATCTTCGATGTTACAAGATGGGTTAGTTTCTTCTGATTGGATTTACTCAAATGTATTTAATTTCAGTAAAGATGATATTAAAACAGAGAGAGACAAGATAATAGATGATACTAAAGAAAAGTTCAGACGCTCTCAGATAGAAAATGAGGGTAATGATCCTGAAAAATCAGGACAATCACAAGGAACACCAGCAGATTTGGCTATGGGTAGAACAGGACACGAGTTAGATGAGTTTGATGAAGAGGGTGGAGCACCAGAGGGTGGACACGAAGGCGCTGGAAGACCAAAAGAATTACCAAAATACAGTAAAGATGGAAGTGCTAGAGGAAGAGATCCTTTAGGTAAACACGATAGAGTAGTTGCTGCAACTAATTTAGCTCTATCTCATTATGATAATATGAAAACATCTCTAAAAAAGATAGCTAAAAACGATAAAAAAATCATAAATGAATCAGAAGAGTTAAAAAAAGAGTATGAAAAAGAAGTAGATTCTACTCTAAATAACAAAATTTAATGTATTTATATATTTATAGTTAAGAGAAATTACGATAACACGGAGCATTTGTGTGATGAATAAAATAAAACATTCCAAAGTAAAGAATGTTGGTATATTGTATGAACTTCTAGCGAGGAAGTTAACTGCCGATGTTCTCAATGATAACACTAAAAGTAAAGCAGTTAACATCTTTAAAGAATTTTTTGGAAAAGATACTGAAATATCAAAAGAGTTAGAATTATACAACATCTTACAAAATAAAAAAACCAAGAATCAGGCTATGGCGACTGATTTACTTAACGTAGTTTTAGAAACTAGACAAAAACTATCTAATTCTAAGTTACGTAAAGAAAAATATAACTTAGTTAAAAAAGTAAACGAATCATTTGATTCAAAAGAATTTTTTAACGCAAGAATTCCAAATTATAAATTTTACGCTTCTGTTTACAATCTATTTGAAGAAGTATCTTCTGATAAAATACTCAATCCAGTTGCAAAGGTAAACAGTAAATTTACTCTAATCGAAACTATATCAACATCACCAAAGAAAAAGCCAGTACAAGAGAATGAAGTATTTAGTGAATTTTCAAAAAGTGATACAGATGTTAGATTACTTGCTTACAAAACATTGGTTGATAAGTTTAATAAAAAATACTCTAAGTTAACTACAGAGCAAAAAGAAGTATTGAAGAAATATATTTACAATGTTTCTGATAATGAAGAATTAAAAACTTTTGTTAATGATAAATTAGATATTATTGAAGCAAAACTTGAAAAACACGTTAATAAAGTTAACGATGAAATCACACGAATTAAGTTACACGGTGCTATCAATAAGATACAAGAAATCAAGAATACAAAACACGTATCAGAGAAAACACTTACTTCTGTTTTACGTTATTATGATTTAGTAACTGAATTAGGAAAAGTTAATGAAAAAAAGTGAACTAATAGAACTTCTTAAAGAACTAATAAGACAAGAACTTGAAGAGGTATCAACTTCTTCAGCTACGCCAGGCTATATGACACCAAGAGCCTTTAGTGGTAAAGGTACTAAGGATGGTGTTCCATTGGATAGAAGAAAGCAAATAGCTAGTGGTAGTGGTTATGTATCTGAGGATATAAATGAGGGTAGATACCACGACTGGAGAAATAATGAAGAGTTCACACCAAGACAAAAAATTGGTAAATCAATGCGTGAAGTAAATTACACATTGAAAAATTTAAGTAAACAAATCGATATGGCTGTTAGACTAAAAAGTGAATTAAAAGTAGACTCAAGTTCATATTGGAAAAATACACATAAGGCTTTAGGTAAAATAGCAGAAAGATTAGTTAGACTATCTAACAAAATCGGTAAATTACAATGATAAAGCTAAAAGATTTTTTAGTAGAATCACCTCTCGATAAAAAGGCTGTTAAAGCTTCTAAGATGAAACTGATGAAAAAAGAAGCTGGATTAAGAAAATCTATGTTTGATATGCAACAAGCGATATTAAAAGATGCTAATCCAACTAACGTACAACTTTCAAAAGAGATAGGTAGAATGTATAAAAAGAATATAACTTCTTTTATGAAAGAGGTTGAACGTATTTATAAGAAAGTGAAATAGTATGAATAAACAACTTATAGTAGATTATCTACCTTTTGAAGTAACACCTGAACAGATAACTGAATCTGTAAAAGAGAACAACGGAAAGTTAGTTGTACGTGGTGTATTACAAAGAGCAGAAGCTAAAAACCAAAATGGTAGAGTTTATCCTAAAGAAATATTAGTTAGAGAAGCTAACGAGTATTCAAAGAATTTTGTAAAAGAAAAGAGAGCTATGGGTGAACTTGACCATCCAGATAGTTCAGTAGTAAACCTTGCTAACGTTTCACATAATATTACTGATATGAATTGGAGAGGAAACGATTTAATAGGTGAAGTAGAAATTTTAACAACACCAAGTGGTAATATTTTAAGAGAGTTATTTAAAAATGGTATCAAGTTAGGTATTTCATCAAGAGGTGTTGGTTCAGTAGAGACTGTAACTGAAGATAGTGGTAAAGAGGCACAGGAAGTTCAAAAAGATTTTGAACTCATCGCTTTTGATTTCGTATCTAACCCATCTACACACGGTGCATTTATGTATCCAATGAATGAATCAGTAGATAAGACACAAGGTAGAACTTGTGGAGATTATTGTAAAGTAGAACACGTTATTAATCAGATAATGAGAGAAGAATAATGCCAGAATACACAAAAGAAATGTGGACTAAGTGGAGAAATTTTAGATTATCTGAAGGAAAGATAAAGATGGGTTTTGCTGGATATGATAATTACTTTAAATCTATTGAAAGTGCTATGGATAGAGTTGATAGAAATATGAAAACTCTTATGAAAGATTTAGCAAAAGATAAAGATGCTGATTACAAAAGACAAGTATTAGAGCTACAGCGTTTTTATAAAAAATATGTGATTGAAATGAAAGTCAAATTAGCTGACTGGAAAAGAAAAAATACTTAGGAGTAAATTATGGGAATGAACGATCACCCAACCGATTATAACCAGGCTCAAAAATTTGGAGTTCCTGGCAAATGGACTAGAGTAATTCAAGTTAGTAATACAAGTGCTAGTTTCACAGGTTCCGACTTTGGAATGGGTGGTGTTATTGTTGCTGAATCAGGTACTACAGGACATATAGATTTATGGGATGGTGGAAGAATAGATATATCTAAACTTCAACAAAATCAATTATATGAATTTGCACCAAAACATATGGCTACTAACAACAAAGTGGTTTACGTATTAAAGAAAAATCCAAAGGTAAGTTAATTTAATGAAACTAACCGAGATATATGGTTTAATAGAATACGCTGATAGGAATGGATTCTTTGACTTAGTTGAAGATGAAATGTGGGAGAATTCAAAAACAGTTGATGAAATTGCATTAGCTTTTCTAACTGAACTAAGAAAACGTAGAGTAATACGAAATCGTAGGGTTAAGTTAAAAGCCTTTTGTCCACCTCGTATGAAGTATAGTCCATCCAAAAAAGCTTGTGTGATGGTAAGTACAGGTGAAAGAGTTAGAAAGAAAAGGGGGCAGAGAAGAGCTGCTATAAAAAGAAAAGCAAAAGGTAAAAGAATTTTAAGAAAAAGAATGAAGTCATTAAGACTTAGAAAATCATTAGGACTAAGAAGATAATGAAAAAATCTATTTATAAAAGACTAATGGAAAATATGGTTGATGAAGCACCTTTTAGTTCACCATCACAATTACCATTTAGTTCGCCAGAAGCAAAGAAAATGGTTGAACAAGATGTTATAAAGATGGGAAAGATGATTGGTAAAGCATCAGCACAAACTGTAAAAATGATGATGGATGGTGTAAAAGCTGGTAAGTACGATGCTATGGATTTACAAAGAGCAATTATGTCAGGTCCAGTTAGAGATACTGGTACAGGACAAAAAGATTTAATGAGGGCTTTATGGAACCGAGTAAGAGATGGTTTCAGAAGATACTCTAAACGAGGAAAACTTAGAAAGTAAGGAGCCAATAATGGTTAAAATGAAAGATATTATCAAAGAATTTGCAACAATAGGTGGTGTTGTTACTGAGAAGCCAATAGGGAATGGTATTCAGTTATCAAAACTTATTAAGCAAGAAAGTATGGATGAAGAAGAAACAAGCGTATCTGCATCTGAGTTAACAGAAAAGTTATCCACATTTGGTAACTATAGAAAAACCATTTTTGGTGAGAATGATTTGAGAGAAGTAGCTAAAGGACTTTCTGAATTAGCAGAATATGCTAAACAATATGCTCTTACTGAAGCTGATGAGAATTTTGATAAGATTACAGTAAATCGTAATATGAAAGAATTAACTGGCTTTTCCAAACAATTTGGTAAGATAGCTGGTGAAGCACAACAACTAAAAGAAAGAATGGCTGTATTATATGAGGATATGGGTAACATTCTTGGAAGATACTTTGAATTAGGTGAAGCTATGGATCCAGTTGGTAAAGAAGATGGTGATATTGATAACGATGGTGATAAAGATGATTCAGATGAGTATCTAGCAAAAAGAAGAAAAGCAATAGCAAAAGCTATAGCAGCTCGTAAAGATAAGTAGAGGTTAACTTGATAGAAGTAAAGGTTCGTAAAAATAATATAGAAAAGGCTATAAGTCAGTTCAAACGAAAAGTAAAAGATTCTAAAATACTTTTAGAGTTACAAGACAGACGGTTCTATGAAAAACCATCTATAACAAAAAGAAAAAAACGTTTGAAAGCAAAATTGAGAATGAAAAAAAATTCTCAAAACAACTGATATTTTTTACTTTATATATATTTATATGTAAGAAAAGTAAAAATACATCGTGGGTAATTCTACCGACATACGATGTTCCGCTTTAAACTTAATCATATTATAGTTCAAAATAACTATATTGAATCCTAAATGGAGATTTAGTAATGGATGACTTATTGAAAGAAGCCATCGCAGACGCTAAAGCAGTCCGTGAAACAGCAATAGAAAATGCTAAATTAGCATTAGAAGAAGCTTTCACACCTACTATACAGTCTATGCTTTCTAAGAAACTTCAATCAGAAATCGATGGTGAAGAAGAAGTAACTGAAGATGACGAAGTTGAAGAAATGAAAATGAAGAAAGATGATGAAGATGAAGATATGGATGAGATGAGAATGAAAGATGCCGATGAAGATCCATCTGACGAAGATTCTAAAGAAGATGACGATATGGATGAGATGAGAATGAAAGATGAAGATGAAGAAGAAGAAGTTGATGAATCTGAAATTATCGAGATTGATGGTGTAAAGTATGCTCCTGTAGTTGATGAAGTCGAAGTCGATGAAATGAAAATGAAAGATGAAGAAGAAGATGAGATGGAAGATGAAAAAGACGACGAAGATGAAATGGATGAGGAGTTAGATCTAGAAGCTGTAATTAAGGAACTCGAATCTGAACTTGAAGAAGATGACGAACCTGCAGATGAAGAGCCTGTTGCAGAGGGCGACGAAGAGGAAGAAACAGTTGATGAAAATGATGTTTCCTCAGGAATCGGCAAAGGCGACAACGCTCACGACAAAAAATCAGGTAGTTCAACCGATATTGGCAAAGCTGGTAAAGGTAAAATGACTGAAGGTGAAGAGGAAGAGGAAGTTGATGAAGAAATCGACTTAGAAGAAATCCTTAAATCACTCGAAGAAGAGAATGAAGTTGAAGAAGAAGAAAATAAAGTTGAAGCATTAGAAGCTGAATTGAAAGAATACCGTGATACTGTAGAAGTATTAAGAGGTGAACTTTCTGAAGTTAATATGCTTAACGCAAAACTTTTATTCACAAACAAACTCTTCCGTGCTTATGGCTTAAGCGAGGCACAAAAAGTTAAAGTGATTGAAACATTTGATCGTGCAAAGAATATTAGAGAAGTTAAGTTGGTTTACTCAACATTAGCAGAATCTTTTGGTTCTAAGAACGAAGTAGTAAATGAATCAGTCAAAGTGAAGGGTTCTGCATCAAAAGCAACAGCAAGCACCAAATCTGAAAAAACAGAGGAAGTAATTACTGAAGGCAGTGAGATGCGTAACCGATTTAAGAAATTAGCTAACATCCTTTAATGGATAAATTGAAAGAAATAAGGAAAATATAATGCCAAAATTCGAACAATTATCTGAAATTATGGATGGATATAATCCACAACGTGCGCTTTTAGAGCAAACACGTAAGTTGGTAGAAAAATGGGAACCAACCGGTCTTTTAGAAGGTATTGGTAATGAAACAAAGACACACGGTATGGCAGTTCTTCTTGAGAATCAGGCTCGTCAATTAATTGATGAATCTTCTCAGACTGGTACTTCTGCAAATTCTGAAGAGTGGAGCGGAGTTGCTCTACCTTTGGTTCGTAGAATCTTTGGTGAATTAGCAGCACAGGAATTCGTTTCTGTTCAGCCAATGAACTTACCATCTGGTCTTATTTTCTACTTGGACTTCAAGTACGGCTCAGCACAAGCTACAGGTTTGCATACAGAGAATGCTGATATCTTTGGTGATACATCATCTTCTGGCGATGCATCTGGCGGTTTGTATGGTGCAGGTCGTTTTGGATATTCCATCAATGACTTTAGCTCAAGTGTAATTGAAATTGCTTCATCACTTAGTGCTAATAAATACACAACATCTTCCGTAGTTTGGAAAGATGTTAATTATGAACCAGATCTATCTGCTTCTGTCGCTTCAGGCTCAATACATAACGTTCACGTTAGAGCAGCTGACTTATCAAGTGCAGATCTTAATGGAGTTCGTGCATTCGAACTTTCTGGTTCTGGCGTAACCGCATTCTACCCAGCATACACCTCAGCATCAGCTGATGAAAGTGAAGTTCGTTTTATTGCTGCTGGTACTTTCAACGCTGCTAACGGCGTTGGAGTTAAGTTCCACAAGCAATCAACAACAAACTACTCACGTACTGAGTTTGAAGCTAGTGCAGGTGCAGTTGACGCAAATCCTGAAGCTGACATCGACATACCAGAAGTTGATATTAGCTTAAAGAGTATTCCAATAATTGCAAAAACACGTAAGTTAAAAGCTGTTTGGACTCCAGAGCTTGCTCAGGATCTTAACGCTTATCATTCAGTTGACGCTGAAGCAGAATTGACTTCTATGTTAAGTGAGTACATCTCAATGGAAATCGACTTAGAAATCCTTGATATGTTATTTGCAAATGCATCTGCTAAGACTGAAAGATGGTCAGCAAGAGTTGGATATGAGTATGACGGCGTAGGTTCATTTACTGAATCAAGTGGCGCTTCCAACGCATACACTAAAGGCGAGTGGTTCCAAACACTTGGAAACAAGATACAAGCAGTATCTAACGCAATTCATCAAAAGACTCTAAGAGGTGGTGCAAACTTCATAGTTGTTTCTCCTGAGACAGCTACAATCTTAGAATCAATTCCTGGATATGCTAGCTCAGCTGATGGTGATGCTTCTACTGCATCCTACGCAATGGGTGTACAGAGAGTTGGACAAATCAATAACAGATTTACTGTTTATAAGAACCCTTATATGTTAGAGAACCAAATCCTTGTTGGATTTAGAGGATCTAACTTCTTAGAAACAGGTGCTGTTTACGCTCCATACGTACCATTAATAATGACACCATTAGTATACGATCCTAAGAACTTTACACCACGTAAAGGTGTTATGACTCGTTACGCTAAGAAAATGGTTCGTAGTGAATTCTACGGTAAAATCATTGTTGCTGACGTTAACTACGTTTAATTAATTTAAACTAAGTTAAGTTAACTTAAAAGGGGAAACTTCGGTTTCCCCTTTTTTGGTTTTCAATATATACTCTATTTATATATGAAGATTAATTTCCAGCCCTGGCGACGGATGTCGTGGGTATTGTAATCTAACAATTAAGGGATAAGAGAAGCAGGAAATCCTCTTATCGAATGGAGAAATATAATGGCAAGTACCGGAAGAGCTGCTCTTAAATCAAAGTTAAGAGAATCAAATGCTAATTATATGGATAACTTAACTGATTCAATAATGACATTAGTAGATGGTGGTGTAATGGCTGCTGGTAGTGTCTTTGGATTAGGTATTCAGGCAGTAACAGCAACAGGAGCTAATCAGGGTAACGCTGCATCAATCAGCGCTACTGGTGGTTCAATCGTTAATGTAACTGCTGCTGATGGAACAAAAGCAGTAGTATTACCTACTATCGCTTCTGTAACACTTGGAACAATCTTTGTTATCTTGAACAACAATGGATCTAATGCTTTAGAAGTATTTCCAGGTTCAGGTGATAAAATTAATCCAGCATCAGACGATGCTGCTATTACTGTAGCAGCTGATACTATTCTATTGTGTATTGCATTGGATGCAACACAGTGGTTCGGTTCAGAGTTACCTATAGTTGGTGCATAATAATATCAGTCCTGAAGCTGATTTATTATACAAAAATGAAAAAAAGAGGGGGAACTTCGGTTTCCCCTTTTTTGGTTGGCGATGATATTTATTAATGAGTTAAAATATCAAATTTTGGAGATTTATTATGGCAGCAGAACCAATCTGGCCCGGAAGTAGTTCATTCGCATCAGGTCAAACACCTTACGGATTTTATGATTCAGATACAGAATTTTCAGGCTCAAGCGCTAATTCTGTGGATAGATTTGCAGAATGGGCAGCTAAAAGATTAGGATATCCGATTGTCGCTGTAGAATTAACTTCAGGTAGTTTTTATGCTAACTTTGAAGAAGCAGTTACAGAGTATTCAGCACAAGTTAATCAATTTAATATTACAGATAATTTATTATCGTTAAAAGGACAAAGTACAGGTTCTAATCTATCACAAAAGAATATTACACCAACTATGGGAAGAACCATACGATTAGCAGAAGAATATGGTACAGCAGCTGGTGTGGGTGGTTTGACAAGTTTTAAGACTGGTTCAATACAAATAACAAGTGGTAGCCAAGTATATGACTTTGATAAATTATTTACCGATGTTAGTGAAAGTGGTGCTATACAAGTAAAAAGAATATATCATTCACAAACACCTGCAATAAGAAGATTTTTTGACCCATACGCATCTACAGGTATGGGAACTCACAATCTATTAGATGGATTTGGATTTGGCACTTACTCACCTGCAGTAACCTACACTTTGATGCCAATATATGAGGATATACTAAGAGTACAGGCTATAGAATTAAATGACCAGATTAGAAAATCTGCTTATTCATTCCAAATGATGAATAATCAAATGAGAATATTTCCTATACCTACCGATGAGTTTACATTATACTTTGATTACCTAACAATTAGTGATAGAGATTCAGTAACTAAGAATTACTATAGTGCTTCAGTAGCAGATGAGATATCAGATTTTTCAAATGCACCATATGATAATATTGTCTATAAACAAATTAATGATGTGGGTAAACAATGGATAAGAAAATATGCATTAGCTTTGTGTAAAGAGAGTTTAGGGTTAGTACGAAGTAAATACCAAAACTTACCTATACCAAATGGTGAAACTCAAATGGATGGAGATACTTTAAGAAACGAGGCAGCTGCTGAAAAAGAGGGTTTAGTATCACAACTTAGAGAAATGTTAGAAAAAACAAGTCAACGAAACCTAACTGAAGCAGATAGAGATAGTGCTACGTTATTACAAGAAAAACTAACTAAAGTTCCACTTCCAATTTACATAGGTTAATAATATGGCTGGAAGATTTTTTAATGATAGAGATGTAGAAAGATTCCAAGAGTTTAATAAAGAGCTAATTGGAAATCCATATACAGACCAAGATGGTATAGTTAATTCTATTGTATATGTTTACAAAGTATCTGAACAAGATACAAAAGTAAATATGTATGGTGAAGCTGCTAGTGGTAAGTTTTACAAACCAGGCGTTAAGTTAGCTGCATTAGTTGCACAAGATCCTGCTGAAACTTTTAATAGTGAATATGGACCTGATAAAAAAACAAATGCTACTTTCAACTTTTTAAGAAAATCATTAACAGAAATTAGTTTTGTATTAGAACCAGGTGATATCATAGATTGGTTTGACAACTATTGGGAAATACAGAGTTTAAATGATTCTCAGATGGTTGGTGGTAGAGATGATGCAAAGTTTGGTATTCAAGCCATAACATTCTTAGTGAGAAGAACACAGTTACAAATTGAGAGAGTTAGGAGTATCTAATGGCAAGAAATAAGCCGTTACCACGAGCTCTGAGATATATAGGAAATGAGTTCAATCGTGGTGAATTATTAAGAAGAGATAAAGATGATGTAAAGAACATCACCGCTACGATTAAAGACTTTGATGCTGCGATTATGTACTACTTCAATGAGGTTATTAAACCAGAAGTTAGTGAACAAGGTGAGAAAGTAAAAGTTCCTGTATTCTATGGTAATCCTGAAAGATGGAAAGCTTCAAGAGCAGATGGTTATATAAGAGATAAGGGTGGACAGATAATAACACCTGTTATTCTTTTTAGAAGAATATCACTTCAAAAAGATGAACAAGTAACAGTGGATAAGTTAGATGCTAACAAACCAGCCATATTTCAAACGTTTAAACAAAAGTATAGTAACGTAAATAGATATGACCAGTTTTCAACACAAACAGGCTTAAGACCTCAAAAAGAAATATTTAGAGTTTCTATGCCTGATTTTGTTACTATGCAATATCAAGCTAGAGTTTGGACTACTTACGTAGAACAAATGAATCACCTAATAGAACAAATAACATATTCTGATGGTTCATATTGGGGTGAGCCAGGTAAGTTTAAGTTCAGAGTTAACGTAGAAGAATTTACTGATGCTAGTGAAATCAGTACAGAAGAAAGACTTATAAGAACAGAGTTTAATTTTAACTTTCGTGGTTACCTACTACCTGAAAAATTTAATGATGAATTAACAACAAAAAGATTCTTATCACCAAAGAGATTAGTTTTTGGTACAGAGGTAGCAGATTTAGGTAAAGATAAAACAGGTTATGGTAATTTAGATTATAGTAAAACAGCACATCATAGACAATCACCGATTGTAGTTGGAAGAGGTTTTGATGTACAACGCCCATTTTCTGAATTCGATCCTGAAGCACCCGATCCTGAAACTGAAGATACGCTACCACGAGTTGGAACAGAAGTACGTATTTCAACTTCAAACCCATTAACCTTACTACAAGGAACTGGTATAACAATAAGTAATACTGGTGTTGCTTGGGATGGTTCTAATAACTTACAACAAACTATATCAATAGGACAAGCGGTTGGTACATCAGCTGATGTAACTTTCAATACCATATCAGCTAGTAGTGCACAAATAGGTGGTATATCATATGGTAGTGATGGTATACAAGGTAGTGTAAAAGTAACTGGTAGTTTAGATGTAACATCTAATTCTACTATAGATGGTAATTTAACTGTAGGTGGTATACTAACTGCTCAAGAAGTTAAAACAGAATTTGTATCTGCATCTATTTTGTTTACAAGTGGTTCTAGTAAGTTTGGAGATACTCAAGATGATTCACATACCTACACGGGTAGTTTAGCACTAACAGGTTCACTTGTTTTAAATGGATATACAATTAACGAAATATCAAATGATACTTCTCTAACAGATTCAAGTACTACAGCATTAGTTACAGAAAATGCTGTAAAACAATTCGCTACAACTGATTTGGGAACAAAACAAGATTATTTGAGAAAAAGTTTCTTTAAAACATCTAATTCAATAGTAAACATTGCGACTGCTAGTTTTAACGCAACAACTGCATCAGCACCTACTGATATGACTGCAACAAATGAAAATGACTTTGTATTTTTTATCAATGGACAATATATGGAACACGATGCATTATCCATCAAACAAGTTTCTACTGGTAGTTTTCACTTAATGGTTGATAACTCTTCAATAGGATATAATTTAGAAAGTGATGATGAGATAATAGCACTCGGCAAATTCAATACATAAGATGGCTAACTTAATAGTAAAATCACCAATAAGGATAAGTGGAAGTACAGGTGTAACGGCATCACACGATGATTCTAAATTCATATATCTTCAAGAAGCAGAAAGTATAACTTTATCAATCGGACAGGCGGTAGAATCATCATCTAACGTAACTTTTAATTCTTTTACAACAGAAAATCCTTTAGAGCTAAAAACTAAAAGTATATCTGGTAGTGCAAATGGAACTGCTAGTTTTGGTGGTGATACACATATTACAGGTTCGTTATCGGTTACTGGGGATACTACTATAGATGGTAATCTGACTGTAACAGGTAGTATAGTTGCTGAAGTTATTCGAAGTGAATTAACTCAATCATTTCAAATACAAAGAAGTGGTTCAACACTATTTGGAAACACCCTTGATGATAAACACGAATTTACAGGAAGTCTAGCACTAACAGGTTCCCTTAGTATAAACTCAAGTACAGCTATCGATGAGATTGCTAATAGTGCTGTAGCAAATGATGCGAGTGATTTAGCTACGGAACGAGCAGCTCGATTATCATTCAATACAAGTATTACACAAAATGAATATCTTAGAAAATCATTTACACATACTGCTAGTATCAGTACGACAACTGCAAGTTTTGCTGCAGTAACAGCTTCTACAGACACTATGACTTCTACAAGTAAAGATGATTTTATGTTTTTTATAAATGGTATGATTATGGAATATGATGCGTTAAACATACAACAAAAAGGTTCAACACTTGAATTGCACGTTAATACATCTAATTTAGGTTATAACCTATCAAGTGATGATGAAATTGTTGGTTTTGGTAAATTTAATTCATAATTCCACTTTGGTTTTACCATTCTTAGATATTTATATATAAGATGAGAAAAAGACATTGGAAGAATAGAAAAAATAGAAAGTGTCCCGATTGTAGTAAAATTTTAACATATACAAGAAAAGATGCTTTTGATAGAGCAGTGGAAAATAATACTGTATGTAAATCCTGCGCTCAGTTAGATAGAAAATTTACTCTCGAAACAATCGAGAAAATGAAACAACCAAAATCTTACCAACACAAAAAGAAGATTTCAAAATCAATAACTTCGTGGTGGGAAGAAAGAAAGCAAGAAGATTATGGCTTTAATAGACTCGAAACAACTAAGTAAAGATTTATCAGGTTCATTTCAAATAAATACTGGTTCACTTTTTATTAGTGGTAGTGAGAATACAACACAAGGAGAATACGTTTTAGTAACTTCAGGTAGTGTAAACACAACAGGTAGAGTTTTTGAACAAGGCACAAGTGTTGTTGATACAGCAACTGCTTTAGCCATAGTATTTGGAGGATAATAATGGCTCAAACCTTTAAAAGTGCAGCAACAGGTTCAACTACAACCTTACAACCAATTTACACTTGCCCAGCTGATACAACCTCAGTTGTACACGCTATGTATGTTAGTAATGTTGATGGAACAAATGATGCTACTATTGATATAGCTATTAGTGGTAGTGCTAATTTTAATACAAGACGATATCTCTTAAAAACAGTTTTAGTTCCAGCAGATTCTACAACTGTAATCGAGAAACCAATTAACTTGGGAGCGGGGGATAAATTAGAAACTCAAGCTAATGCTAATAGTGACCTTGATGTGTTTGCTAGTATATTGGAGATAACTTAATGGGTGAATTGAGTTATCTTGGTAAAAAGATAAGTAAACAGACACTTGTAATAACGGGTTCTGATAGTAATACTTTTCTGCAAGTTGAGCAGGCTGATAGTGGTTCAACTGCTATAAAAACTAATAATATACAAAACGGATATCCAACTTCTAATCCGTGGGGTGTAAGTTTAGAAGGTAGTTATTTTAATAATTTTGATAACACTACACACGTAAGTGAGATTCTTAGGTTTATAGCTGGTGCGATGAGTCATTCTTTAGATGTATCAGATGCCGCACCAAACACAAAAACATTTGCAAGTGTAGATACTAATGAAAATAGTTTAGGTTCTACTGATAGTATATCTGGATATTTACCAACAAATTATACTGCATTAAGTAATGCAACATTAAATTATTTAGTAACAAAAGGTTGGACTAGTGTAGGTGCAACAATTTTTAGTGGTATCTCAGTTTATCACGATAATGGTCCTACTTACAAAATAGATTTTGATTCAAACTCAGGTGGTTCTACGATCGTAAGTTCATCTGCAGATAGTGAGTTATTTGGTTTAGGTGGGTTAACAAGTGGTAACGCTACTGAGTTTAAAGTTAGAATTATTGCAACACAATCTTTTAGTGATGTATCTTCTAATTCAAATCCAGATGAAGGTTCTAATAAATTTACAACCCAATCATTTCACGATATTACAACTACATCGTTTGGTACATCAAATGGTGTAACATTAGCTAAAATGGTAACTGCTCAACCAGCAGTAATTCCATCAGCATTTCAAGATGGTAAATTTGCTGATGTGGGTGGAACTACTATGAGTGGTTCTTTAACAAGAAGATTTTCTGGCTCAAATGCAAGTCTAATGAATGATTTTACTTCAGTTTCAGCTAGTGGATATTACAAGTTTCACGATATGAAAGTTGGTATAGCAACTGGCTCTTCTGGTGCATTTACTTTTGTAAATGGTTCAGATAAAAATAGATTTTGGGCTCCAGTGGATACTATAGAATCTGCTATTGGAACAAATTCACTTGCTGATTCAGAAACAACACATAGAAGTTTAACTGTAACATCAAGAAGTTTAAGTGGTGCTCCTTATATGTTAGATGGTACTTATGAAGTCTCAACTAAAATTACAGGATTATTTAATCCAATGTATGCCGCATCAACAACTTTAGTTGATATGACAGCAGGTTCAGTTGGGGTAGGTAGTGTTTCAATAAGTGGTGATACAATTTCTACGAGCGGGGGAACAATTCAAACGAGTGGTAAAGTTTTCCAAAGTGATGGAACTACTGCAGTAAATAGTGGTGTTCCAAGATATAATGATATTGCAAAAATTACAGGTTCAGTTACATTTGATAGTGGTAATGATGATAATATTAATCAAAGTGGATTTTCAGATACATCATTTACAGTTGCTACAAAAGCGAGAAATAGAAATAGTTCACAATCCACATTAGATACACAAACTATTACATATCATACTGCTGGAACATTTGGACAACATACGGATAGTGGAAGTTTAGGAATATATGGAAGAGCTCAAGGATACGATGGTAATAGTTTACAAGATACTACAGAAACATTTAGTGGTGAAGATTTCAGAATAGTGATTGCAGATAATGTAACTGCATTTAATGGAGCATACTTTACTACAGATTCTTATCAAACAAATGATGCTGGTAATTCTGTATTAGGTAATTATGATTTACAAGTTAAGCCAGGATTCTTAGTAGATCCAGGCGGTAGTTACAGATATTGGTTTAAAAATAACTTCGGTAGTGGTACATACAAATATTATATAAGAAGATTCCAAAAAACAAGTGGTACAAAAACAAGTATGACTGTAAATTTAAGTAGTAAAACATTAGTAAATTGGAATTCTACTTCGGATGGAATAGCTTGTGCATTGATATTAAAAAGTGGTACGAGTGCAGGAACTAATACAAGTATAAGCACCGCTAGATTATATGACCCAAGTGCAACAACAAGTAACTTGATAGAAGCAGGTGTGAGTGCAGATAACTTTAAAAATCCATTCTCAAGTGATATAGATTTATATGGTAATACGGGTGGTAGTGTAAATAGTGGAACTTACACAGTTCCAATAAGAAACGCAGATGGAATGTTTTTAGATGCGAGTGATAATGAACTTTACGTGGTAGTAAGATATAAAGGTGACCCGGCACCTATATCAGCTATAACATTAAGCTATAGTTAAGGTAAGTAATGGCGATAAATTTAGAAAAAAAATCAAATAGACTGTTAGGTGGAAGAAGATTTACAAGCGCTGATTTAAACGCTTCTCAAGAGGCATTTGCTTCAGTATTGGATATAAGAGCTAGTGAGGTTTACACTCAAGCTAGTCTTATACCTACAGGCTCTTTACCTTTTAGTGGTAGTTCACAAAGTGGTAAAACGTTTACAAGTGGTAGTGGTAATAAAGGTATAATGAAATATTATTTCAGACAAAAATTAACTCCATCTAACGTTGAAGAAGATGTATTCTTTTTTTCATATTCTACTTCACCACCACATACAGGTAGTGCTGCTGGTATTACACCTCAGTTGATAGATTCAAATCAACAAGGAAACTTTATATCACCAAAGTATTCTGATGTTTCATTAGCTAATGCAAATGCAGAAGATTCAACACCTGGCTACAACGTTCAAGTTTTAAAATCAACTTCTACGGATAGTGGTTCTTTAGGTAGTGGTGATGTTGTTTCAACGAATGATTATCAGTTTGATTACAAAACAGGTGTATTACAATTTGAAACCGCATTAAGTTCAAACGTAAATGTGTATATGACTGCTTATCAATATGTTGGTGAGACACTTGCAGATGGTTTAAGTTTAAGTGGTACGGGTTCGTTTGATTCCTTAGAGGCTAATACATTGACATTAGGAACATCTACTTTCAATAGTGATGGTTCTGATGTATCTATAACAGGTTCAAGTTTTGTTTTTAAGGCTACAGATAGTAGTGATTTACTAACACTACGTAATGATGATGATGAGTTGGTTCTTCAAGTAGATAATAAGGTAGTTGTTCTTGGAGCTAAAACAGGTGCTACACCTACTGCAGTAGCTGGAGGACTTTATTATAGTGGTTCAGACCATTGGTTCTTAGGATTTGAAGGAAGTGGACTACCATAATTTGTATGAAAATAATATTTATAGATAGACAGTTAATGTCTAAATTTAGGAGATAACAATGGCACAATGGCGTAAAGTAATAGTTTCGGGAAGTAATTCGGAACTACATCAGGTCACCTCAAGTGGTGGTATAGATATAGAAGGCACTAGTATAAGTGGTTCTTCAGTATCTACAGGTTCATTTGGGTACTTAAATGTACACGGTGATGGTGTATTTGGTGGAAACCTAACATTTGGTGATGCTAACACAGATTCAGTTAGTTTTGGTGCAGATATTGATTCTAACCTTATACCAAATACAGATGATACCTATGATTTAGGTTCAGCAACCCAAGCTTGGCAAGATTTATTTTTAGAGGGTGATATTACACTTACTGATGCCGGTACTGTAAAAACTTCAGCAGGTGCATTAACTATTGATGGTGCTGGTGGTGTAAATATACAAGAGGGTAGTGCTACTGTAATCTCGATTGATGATAGTCAAAACCTTACATTGAATAATATTAGTGGTAAGACTGTAAGTATAGGACATTCAACTTCAGAAACTACTATTGGTGATAATTTGACTGTTACAGGTGATGCAACAATAGGTGGCGACTTAGATGTAAATGGTACACTTACAACCATTGATACTACGAATTTAAGAGTTGCAGATAAATTTATTATTATGGCTAGTGGTTCAACAAGTGGAGATAGTGGTTTAATTGCTAGTACAGCAGCAAATGGTAGTGGTAGTGCATTTATGTTTGATGATAGTGCAACAAGATGGGGAATAACAGGAGTTGATGAAGTAGGTGATTCACAAACAACTGCTGTACCAAGACAATATGTTACTACAGTATCACAATCAGCAGTTGACCCAACAGGAAATCCAAATGATTTTGGAGCTGATGCTGCAACACGTAGAGGTATGATTCATATCAATACTGATACAGGTGATATTTTTATATTCTCATAAACTTTAAGAGGTTACAATGGCTGTAAAAGCTGGAAAGAAAAAAGTAGTTGTCGATGAGATGGCTAAGTTTGAAAAAATAGAAATAGAGTTTCTATTTGAGGTAATTAAAGAGGCGATGATACCTGGTAAATACTTACCTATAGCTACAAGGGCGGTAGATAAGTTAAGAAACCAATATCATTTGTTAGATAAGAAAGAGAGAATCTTAAATACTAAAAAAGGTAGTAGTGAGATTCTTAAAGAAAAGATTTCTAAAGCTCAAGATGAAATCGCTAAAACAAAAGAGATTGAAGGTGAGCTTTACTTGGAAGTAGATGAATAACTTATTGGCTCGATGTGTGGCAACGTTGGGAAGTGGGCTCGAAAGAGTAACCAACCGTAAGGAGATAAAATAGATGCCAAATTGGAAAAAAGTCGTAGTTTCGGGCAGTTCTGCTCATTTAAACCACGTTACCGCAAGTGGAAACGTAAGTGGTTCATCGGAATCAACAGCATCATTTGGAACATATTTCGGAGATGGTGGTAATTTATCTGGTATAGATACTGGCTTATCTTTAGATACTTTAGAAAGAGGTATTGTTATTGGAGATGGAACTTTCATAGGTATGAAGTTCATTACATCTGCAACTGATGGTGAAGTCATACTTGCTGAAGAATTTTAACATAGGAATAAAAAATGGCAAAACTACATAACGCCCTAACAGGAACAGATTTACACAATCCTAAAGGTATCGGAGTCGAGGGTACTAGTACGGTATTAGTTGTATCTCAATCAATTTACGCAGTGAGTGCAAGTGCGAGTATAGTACCTCACGCAGCTAACGAATACGACTTAGGAAGTGCTACAAGACCTTGGAAAGAATTATTTGTATCAACAAGTTCTATCAAATTTGTTACTTCTGACGGTGATGTCATATCAACAATGAAAGCTACAAAGGCTGGAGTTACCTTTACAAGTGGTTCTACAGGTGTATCAGCTGATGTTAGTGGTTCAACAATAAGTGGTTCAGCACTACATATAGAGGGTAGTGGAAAAATTACAGGTGATTTAACACTTGGTGGTAGTATCAATATAGGAGATGCCGATACCGATGATATCACACTTGGTGGTGAAATCAAATCAAATATTGTTCCTGATGCAGATGCAACTTATGATTTGGGTAGTTCAACTAAAGGTTGGAATGATTTACACTTAGGTAGTGGTGGTGTAGTTAATTTTGATGGTGGAGATGTAACATTTACACATAGTTCTAATGATGTGGCTGTAGCTGGAGGAACTCTTACAGTAGATGGTGGTGTTAAAGTAGATAACATAACTATAGACGGAACTGAAATAGATTTAAGTAGTGGTGATTTAACTATTGATGTTGCAGGTGATGTAATTATAGATGCAGATGGTGGAGATTTTAAAATTGATGATGCTGGAGTTTCATTGTTCGATGTATCCTCTACTAAGATTAGTGGTTCAGAAACCGCTACTGGCTCATTTGCTACAATAGAAACTGTTTCGAATGTAAGTTCTTCACAAAGTGCTACAGGTTCATTTGGTAGACTACAAACACATCAAGCTAATGCTAGTTTTGGTGGTAAAATATTAACGTTAGCTGGTAATCTAACCACATCAACGGGTGCTGGTACTATAGATTTTGCAGCTGATAAAACTTTAACTTTAAATGAAGATTTGACTGTTAGTGATGGACAGAATGTAGTATTAGCTGCAGCTGGACAAGCAAACACTTTCACAATGAATGAATCATTCACGATTGGTGATGGAAATAGTGGTACACTAACATATAGTGGGGCATCTAAAACACTTACGGTTGAGGATAACTCAACAATAAACCAAGATGTTACTTCAGATGCAAGTGTAACTTTTGGAGATGTAACTGCAGATGGTGGTGTGAGTATAGACAATATAACTATAGATGGTACGGAGATTGATTTATCAAGTGGTGATTTAACCATAGACGTAGCTGGAGATTTGATTGTAGACGTTGATGGTGGAGACTTCAAGGTTGATGATGCTGGTGTACATTTATTCGATGTAACTGCAACAAAAGTTAGTGGTTCGGCTACATCAACTGGTTCGTTTGCTAGAATAGAGACAGATTCAACAATTAGTGGTTCACAAGCATCTACTGGTTCATTTGGTAGATTACAAACTCATCAAGCTAACGCTAGTCTCGGAGGAAAGATAGTTACATTAGCTGGTAATCTAACAACCCAAAACAATAATTTAACAATAAATGCTGCAGATGCGGCTAGAACTCTAACGTTAACTGAAGATTTCACAATAGGTGGTGGAAATTCAGGAACGTTAACTTATAGTGGAGCAAGTAAAACTCTAACTGTATCTGATACCACAACACTATCAGGTGGTGGTAACACACTTACATTAGCTGGTGATTTAACAACTCAAAATAACAATGTTATTATTAACGCAGCTGATGCAGAAAGAACCCTTACTCTAACAGAAGATTTCACAATAGGTGGTGGACACGCTGGTACACTAACGTATAGTGCTGGTTCTAAAACACTTACAGTTGAGAATGATTCTGCTGTAAACCAAGATTTAACAAGTGATGCTAATCCAACTTTCGCAGGTGGTACATTAGGAAATATTCAAGTTGGTGTAACAGGCGATCAGGAGATAGATACTTCAAGTGGTAACTTGATATTAGATAGTGCTGGTGGAACGGTTCAAGTTACTGATACATTAGATGTTGATGGAAACCAAACAATAAGTGGTAACTTAACAGCAGACCACGGTTCGAATAATTTCCAAATCACATCAACTAATGCAAGTGTTTTGGTTGAGGGTATAACGTTTACAGGAAACGATGTATTCATACCAGGTAATTTAACTGTATCGGGCTCACAAACAATAATTTCAAGTTCAGCTCTTGAT